AAATGCCTTAGTAACTGGCACCAATATATAGATTCGCCACAAGCCCGCAATTGTAAGAAACTTATATCGTATATCGTTAGTGCAGGTATGTGTGACGCTTCGAATCTCACATTTACACTGGGAGGTTACAAGATTTTTGAGCCCCGTGTTATTGAAGCTACAATAGGTCCATTGGAGTTATTGGACGTTGTAGCTTCTTGTGTTATAGAGTTCGTTGAAGGAGGATATGCTGCATTCCAGAGTAGAAACCCTAAAGCCTTTTTCATGTTAGATGTTACAACTCGTGAATTCGAGTTAAAATATGATAAAGTTCGTGATTTACATGGGTACGCTATAACAGGTAATCTTGGAGAGTACACTTCAATGACAGACAACGATTATGAGCAATTGTTGGACACGACTATTGCGAGTGGTGATGCCATTGTAAACCGCAGTAAGCGCATGACACCCGAGCGTAAATTTATAATGGACCGTTTGGAGAGAATGCGAGCTTGGAGAACAGAATTCAACCAAATGCGCACTAGAGGAGGGTTTCGACTAGCCCCTTTTGCGATTTCACTGTACGGTAATACTGGTCTTGGGAAGAGTTCTTTGAATAAGCTTACATATGAGGCCATTGGAACGTACAACGGTTTTGACATTAGCGAGGACAGGGTTGCTATTTGGGCAGATAATGACAAATATGCTTCTAATATTAGGTCTTCCACTAACGTTATTATTTTCGATGATTTCGGTAACACCTCTCCGCAGTTTACTGATACTTCTCCTGTCTATCGCCTCATACAGACAATAAATAATGCTCTGTTTTTAGCCCCTATGGCTGATGTTGCGATGAAGGGAAAGGTTGCCTTACGACCATGGTTAGTCACTGTGACCACAAATAAGAGGTATTTGCTGGCTGAAACTTATAGTCAGAAACCGGAATCAGTTTTACGCCGGTTATACCACGTAAATGTTGATGTCATGGATGAATATAAAACTGGTGGTCGCTTGGACAGTAAAAAAGTTTCTGCAGCTTTTGGTTTTGAAAAGTGTCCCGACATATGGAAAATTTCCATTTATTATTGTTACGTTGGTCCTGAGCTTGCTAATAACGCTGACAAGAACCATTATGAATTGCGTTTATTGCATTACGAAGGTAGAGAAATGTACAATGTGAGTGTACGTCAGTATTTGCAGTGGGCTCAGCTAGCTTCGAAGGAGCATTACGAATTTCAGAAGCAGATGGTGGCCACAATGACAAATGGAAAGCCTGTTGATATTTGTACGCAGTGTGGAATGTGCTACTGCCATTGTCCCCCTCTGGAAGAAGATGCCTCAGTGTGCACGAATACAAGTAAGTCACGTTGCACAGTCACTAGCATACCGCTTGAGGTTGAAACAGTGTTGGATGCTTTTGCTGAGCAGGAAGAGGATGAGTTCGTTAATCCTGTATCCGATGATGAACCTATTGATTATATGGACAGGAAAGCCTTGGCCAGAATGATCACTTGGTCGTGTCAAAAGTGCAAGAAAGCCCCGTGTAAATGTTTTACACCACACTTGGGTGTGACGGATGCTGTGTCGACTGTTCGTGCCGTAACTGCTAGTGCGTTGCAAAGTGCAGGGAGATCTTCACTCGTGCGTCAATTATTGTTGTATGCACGCAGACTTAACCGAGAGAGATTGGACCGTCTGGGTGTCGAACTTTTGGTCGAGCGTGACATTTTATTCGATTCGCGCTTGATAGATTTTGTTCCACTCGTTTGTCCTTATTGGATGATTGACACTTCACTTGTAAGTTATATACAAAATTTTTTCCGATTAGCAATTTTCAGATCACAACTGACCTTTTATGCTTGGCAATTTTCTTGTATTTATGTGCTAACCGGTGTTTATAGTTTTTTCGGTTTCTTCGGAGTACTGTTCTGTCTGTCTTCCATGTTACTTATTGGAGCGTGGCTAGCGTACTTTGAGCGGGAACATATTCGCAATGATTTGCTGCTGAGGCGTAACGCGACTTATGTTGCGTATGTTAAAGTAGCCCGCAGTAGAGCTGTTGCGTGTTTTGCAGGGTCCATAATTGGTTTTTGTGTGTATCGTATGTGCCGAAATTATTTTAAATGGCGCGAAGTGCTCAAGCCTCAAGGCAACTTGTGTCCTAGCAGTGAGAAGGACATTACAGACCGCTCATCGGAAACCAATCCATGGTCACAGTTAGTTTTGAGTGCTCCTGTAATGTCGAGTGAGAGCAAGACCACGATAGGGAGAGACTTGGCTGAAGTTGTGGCGCGGAATACGGTCTACTTGGAAACAGGTAAACAGTTTACGCGTGGATTTTTTGTGCGCTCTAACGTTTTAGTTTTGCCATGGCATTTTTGTGAGAAGTGCTGGGAACAGGGAGAATTTGTTGCAAATGTTTTCCGTGCACCAGTTAACACCACTACACCAAACTTTCGTGTCACGATATCCGAGACCTATGCCGTTAGAATACCCAACATAGATTTTGCCCTTGTTTGGTGTCCTAGTGGCGGTTTATTTAAAGATCTTTCTCAATATTTGATACGAGATGGTACGTGCACTGGTGAAGCTCTTTTTCTGTTGAAACAAAAGGATGGTACACATGAAGTTTATTCTACAAAATGTATTTTCCCTGGTGAGAAAGTTAGTCACACCAAATGTTCTGACATGCTGGGTGTCCATTATGAGCTACCATTTGTCACAAAGCCAGGAATGTGTATGTCCCCACTTATCAGTGCTGGGAGAGGCTCTTGCTTGGTTGGCTTTCACTTGTGTGGAGCTGACCGAGTGGGGGGTGCTGCCAGTTTATTCGCTAGTTCTTATAGAAGTGCCGAGAGGCTACTAGCAGAGATACCAGGGGTCAACATTTCTTTGAGCGCTGTTCCTTTGCCAGAGACACATATGGGCGCAAAATTGGTTGAGAGTCATAGTATTTCTCCCAAATGTGCCACACGCTTTGTTTCGCCGAATGCCACCATTGAAGTTTATGGTTCCACGTCGGGAGCGTCCACACAATATTCGAACGTTGTTAAGACGGTCATTTCTCCTCTCGTTACGGAAGTTATGGGAGTTGAGTGCAAGTGGGGAAAGCCTCCTAAGAGATTGCCAGATGGTTCCAAGTTGTATCCTTATCAAGTTGGTCTGGACGTTTTAGCTCATCCGTCATTATCCATGGGCTCGGAATTAGTAAGAGCAGTAGAATCTTATCTGCATACTATACGGGAGAATGTGGTACTGATGGAAGAGTGCAAGAAGATGAAGCCTTTAGATCTGTTCACAACCATCAATGGAAAGCGCGGTGACAAATTTTTGGACGGGATGAAACTTTCAACGTCAGCCGGTTGGCCTTTTACTAAGTCCAAGCGTTCATTTACGGAGAAGACACCTACCCCTGAATTGCCCGAAGCTGTAACATTTGGTTCAGATATAATGGATGAAGTCGAAAGAGCACGAGAAGTGTTGTTTGAAGGTAAACGAATATATGCTGTATGGCGCGCATGTCTTAAAGACGAGCCAACAAAACTGACAGCTACAAAAGTTCGAATTTTCCAATGCGCACCTCTTGTGCTGCAGATATTAGTCCGGCAGTACTTCTTGCCTATATCGCGTCTTATGCAATTGTTCCCTTTAGATTTTGAATGTATGGTCGGTATAAATGCTGAATCACCAGAGTGGGAACAAATGTACAAATTCATGATAAGTAAGTCAGAGGATAACATTTTTGCTGGTGACTATGGTAAATACGATTTGCGCATGCCTGCTCAGTTAGTTTTAGCTGCTTTTGATGTTTTAATACGTTTGGCCAGTTTTGCTGATTACTCTGCAGACGATCTAGACATTATGCGTGGGTTGGCTTGTGAGGTCGCTTATCCTTTGATGGCATTTAATGGTACATTAGTCCAATTGTTTGGTTCAAATCCATCCGGACAGAATATGACAGTTGTGATAAATTCCGTAGTGAATAGTCTTCTAGCTCGTTCGTGTTACTATTCAATCTATGCAGACGCTGGTCCCAGTTCTTTTAGAGAGCATGTTGCAATAGGTACTTATGGTGACGACGTTATGGGCTCTGTGCACGCAGACAAAACTGATTTTAATATTGTTTCATTTTCTGAGTTTGTGGGAACGTATGATATAGTTTTTACGATGCCAAACAAGGAAGATGATTTGATTCCGTTTATGTCTTTGCAAGATGCTGATTTTCTGAAACGGCGGAATTTTTACAACTCCGATTTGGAGCACAACATTGGCGTGCTTAGCGATTCTAGTATTTTCAAACGCTTGCACTGCACTATGGAGTCTTCTTATTTGAGCAACAGAGAATTGAGCGCTTTAGCGATAGAAACTTCGCTGCGAGACTGGTTTTACGCAGGAAGAGATGTTTTTGAACGACGCCGG